GAAGTTTTGAGTAAAATGAACTATTGTCGAAAAATTTTGATCTGTAGTTCCGTCCCAAATATTTCCAGTATTTCCAAATATTGGTTGTCTAAATGTATTAAAAGCAACACTTAATTGTTTTGTTATGTCATCCCAATAAGTTCCTGTTGCTCCTCTTGCATCACCGCCCGCACCTGAGACATAAAGTATCTCACCCGTGTTTCCCATAGGAAAAGTATCAAAAGTTTTTCCAACAAGAGTAATATAATTAGCATTTACTATTTTTGCAGTTATGTCATTTGTCGGAGAATTAAATTGAAAAACTCGAACAAGAGGAGATTCATTATAACTTATTTTTATTTCATTTGATGCATTTTCAGTAGTAGTTGGATCTCCCAAAAATGGAGAAAATGCAGTTTCACCTAACCCAAAAGTAGAACCACTTAGTATTATAAAACTATCTGTAAAGTCTATCGGAGGATTACCTGTTAGTCCTATTGTTACAGGCCCGGTGTTTCCAAGATAGAAGGTAACAGAACCGGGATCAGAATAAGTAGCACCAGTTATTCCATAACCAGTATTTCCTTTGTTTCCAACAACACTAGGCCCTGTTGGTCCAGTGGGTCCTGTTGGGCCTGTAGGACCGGTTGGTCCAGTAAAACCAGTTAGTCCCGAGTCGTATTTGAAATTTATGTTAGAACTACCAATTATGCTCATGTTATTTCATCCTCGGATAATTTAACCAGTCTCCAATATTTATTATTACTGGAGTTGTCTAATTGATATTTTTTGTCGCAACGAATCATTTTAATTGGTCTTACTTTATACTCATTTGTGGTTCTATTTGCTTTCGCAGTAGTAAACAATGTTTCTTCTCCATCCGAATTAAAATTAATTGCCCATGCCAGAGAACCATGCGTTAAACCACTTGGATGATTTAAAATCATTTCATTTTCAGTTATATTTAATGAACCAGTAGAAGACCAATACCAACCATCCATTGGTGTTCCTGAGTTTTCCAATAGTTTAGAATTGATGTTTATATCAGATGTCTTAGTACAAGTTGTGGCAATAAACGCAAGTTCATCATAACTTGGTATATACCAATCACTTATGTACTTGTTTGTAACGGGATAAGTTCTGTTAAACAAACTTAAAGCCCTAGAACAAGACATATTATCAGATGATTCGGTTGGAACATATGAAGTTTGCGTGAAATTGTTTCCTGTTAATCCTGCATGATAAGCATATTCTGCATTTATCATTCTTGCAGTATTCAATATTCCAAAATTTCTAGTCCATTTTCCATTGAATGATATATTAGATCTATTTTCTTGCCAAGTATTTGCATCATTTTGTTTTCGAATAAATGCACAATCAAAGAATGAATAAGTGTTTAAGTTATTTTTTGTTTCTTCAATATTATAATCGTAAACATACCCCTCTTTAAACTGTAAATTGTCTATACTAAGTTCAGAAATTTTTCTTGTGAATGGATTTAGCAATGGACCCCAAGCATTTGCTCCATTGTTCCATATGAATTCAAACTTATTTGCTTTATTTGAAAACTCTATGATTTCATTGTTTTCGTTTAAAGTGATTGGATGTAAAGACATCAATACAATGTATGAATCAGAATTTATATCACAAAGATTATTTCCAGTAAACCCATAACCACTAAAATCGTATGTCGAAACATATCTCTGACAAACTGATTCTTTTTCGTGTCCTTCAGTTAGTGTATTAAAAGTTGCATCTAAAGATTCAGAAAATACTGAATTTCCTAAACACTCTTGTTGATTTGGATTGAAAATTCCAATAACAATTGCATTGTCATATATGTCACCAATCTTTAAAGATTGACCATCTACAACATCGAGACATGGTATAGTTTTTCCTGAACATGCAAATGTTTGACAATTTGTACCATCACCAAAATAAGTTTTATTGTTTTCTATACATGTTTTTCCAGATACATTATTTTCACATGTCACCCCGGAATCACAACAACCACCAGTTCCGCCATAGCACACTAACACTCCACTATTAGTAGAACATTTTGTACCTATTCCCTGAAAATATCCGCTGCAATTTTCTAAAGTTGTTTCTATACATGATCCACGCCCATCACAACATGCACCTAAGTTTTTAAATGCGTTTTCACAACTAAAATCTAAACAGGTTTGTTTTGTATTATTAAATGGATTCCAAACAAAACTTAGATTAGAATCATTTGCAATTGTGGCGCAATCGCAATATTTCAAAGATTGACATGTTACTCTATTATTTCTGCTATCTTGAAGACAACAAGCACCCAAAGAATTACAAAATGTTTGACCTGCCAAATATGTTATACCTGATATAAAATAACCATTGCAAGTTGAGTTTAATGATTCTTCTGCCGTACATCCTTGAGTGCAACACACACCTGTAGTGATGCCTAAATTTTTACCAAAACTTGGATTTAAAATTGGAGAGAGTAATTGCACATTTTGTTGACAATGATATAAATTGATTGAATCAGGATCTTTATTTGTAATTTTTATGGAATTAGAATCTAAGTTGGTTAAACCATAACCAATTATGTTTCCATACCAACTATTTCCAATAGAAATAAAATTAATAAATGTATATGAATTAGCAGTGGTTGGTAAACACGGAATGTCTGCTAAAGGCCAATTTATAGGCGAAACATCATCATATAACCAGTTAGCAAAAGTTGGTTTATTGGTAGATGTTACATATTCAACTGGAACGCTTGAATTATTTCCGGGTGGAATTATTACAGTTATGGAATATGAATTATTTGTATTTTGTGGTTTTTTTAGTGCGATAACATACCGAGGATTTTGGGGAATGCCATCTACTTCATTTTCTAGATATGTGGGATATAAGAAAAAATGATTTCCTTGTGTGTGGTCAATCCACCATGTTTTAGTATAGTTTGTAAGATTGTCGTGTGTTAATCCTAAAAATCTTTGTACCACATTACTTGTCTGTGCATCAATACTTCTTGTTGAGGAATTATAAGAAGAACCAGTAATTCCTCTTTGAGTATTACCTAAAACATTTTGTACTAATTCACCATCTGATCCACCATTTAATTCTAAAAATGCAACATTAATTAAACTATAGGAAACATCTATAGATTTACCGTCTTCTGAATAATTAATAGTTACAAATGGATCACTGTTTGTAGATATATTTCTAAATGTAACCTTATCAATTGTATAGGTTACTCCTGCTTCATAATCATAATAACTTTGTGTATTTAAATCTTGTTTTAAAACATTAGGTATTGCAGTATCTAAACTCAATCCTTCAATTTGAAGATATGCATAACCAGTTAATCCTTTTATTTCACTAAAACTTTTTACAATCGTTCCATTATCAAAAAAATGATTTAATTTTCTGTCTGATTCATATGTTATATTTTGAATACTGGGGCCAGTTCCACCAGTATTTCCATAAGCAGTAGCACCAGCATTTCCTGTTGGTCCTGTTGGGCCAGTGGAACCTGTTGGTCCAGTAAAACCAATTAAAAAAGGTATTTTTTCTATTGGTATGTTGCTACTACCGTATATAAATTTTGACATTACATTAATAACCTTGTTTCTACAGCAGTCAATCTAGTTTCTAAATCATCAAGAATTGTATTTACATTGTCAAATGTTATTGCAGTTCCTAATTTTACTGTTTCTGCTATGACTTCTTTTATTGAAACTGTTTGTGGAACATTTACAGATAATTTATTAGAAGTTAATTGAATTGCAGGAACAACGGATACACTTACTGAATTTCTATTTACATCTAATATACTAAAGGGTGAAGGAACTGTTATTATTGGTGTGTAAATCGAATATACACTTGATGAATCAATTTCAATTGTGCCTCCTTGAACTACAAGTTTTTGTGATGTTGTAGTTGTTGCTGCAACACCAGACCACTTTACATAGTACTTTGTGTCAGAACTAGTAGCAACTACAATTCCAACCGTGTTAGGATCATCTGTTCTATAAATTGTTTTATTAATGTTTCTGCTATCTGCAAAGTATCCATTTTTTACTGTTAACTCTTCAACAAAACCAAATTGTTTTCCATATTTCTTGTAAAACTCGTCATACAATCCAATTCTTAATTCATGAGAAATTCTAGCATCAACATAATTATTTGGAATATCTGTTGCATTTCCCGGAGTTTCATTGGTAGATCTTAATATGTAAATAACTTGTCCAATTGGTTCTTCACCAAATGCTTCTACCTCACCTCCAAGTCTATAACCAATATAATTCATTACAGTTCCAGTATAACTCCCGTGAGGTGCAACTTGATATATCGGTTTAATTATATTTCCAATTTCAGAAGGTGCTTCTACTTGAACTTTACCTGATGTAATTCCACTTAAAAAGTAAACATCCGCGCCACCAGCACCACCTGTTGCTCCTGTAATTGTGTATATTGAACTTGATGGCAAAACTATAGATCCATAAATTACAACATTTAAAGTTCCAGCAGTTTTTGTTTCAACAATACCAAATACTTCTGCTGTGTTTGAAAATGTGGCAATTGATTTTTGAAATTCACCAGACAACCCATTGTAAAATATAACATCTCCTGCGGTTATGCCCAAAGAATAACTTCCATTGGGAATGGTTGTCATTAAACGAGAACCACCTTGTGTTATTGAAACAAATGTTTGGGAAGATTTAATATTACTACTACTAGAACAGGTCATTTATTTTTCCTCATATTGGGTAATCTGCATCTGCTACTATGTGATAAAATACATTATCATAATTTACCGCCCCACCGGCAATACAAACCTTTATACCATCTTTTGATGCATCAGTTACAACTGTGTCTGCACCTAATTTTGCAACTCTTGCAACCGAGTTATATCCTATCGTTCCTGAAGAATTTTTAAGATTTCTTCCAGAAGATCTATTGTAGGCATCATTTGAAGTTCCGGTTAAAGGTGAATAAACTGTAACTGAAGGAGTTGTTCGTAATTCATTTTCCCAAGGAATAAATTTACACAAAGCATTTGGTAACAAAGTATAAGATAAAGTATTATATGTTGGGTCTTCTTTATTCACCATAGTAGAAAGACCTATTTTTTGATCCAAAGAATATGTTGAATAATAATACTTTTTACAAAGTTTTAATCTTTCTTGAATATCTTTGTGTATATGTACTGGAGTATTTACAATTCCACCATATAAACAAACGGATGCTATACTTACAAATAAATTTGTTGATAGGGATACTGAATCTAAATTTGCTTTATTGATTAATGGTTTAAAATTAAATCCAATTTCAAAATAATCATTTTCTAATGCAGAGCCGGGATTTGGTAAAGTTGGAACTTCATATTGAACTACAAATTTTTGCCAACTAGTATCCAACGAATGATTTTCCATTGTGTGGTAATCAATTATTGTGGTTCCATTATACCTTGAAATATAACTTGAAATCTCATAATTAGAATTAGAGCATTTTGCATAAAAACTTAAAGTAATTGTTTGTGAGTCAAAAGATTTAGCATCTGGTAAAACATGACCAATTAAATGATGATCTATTCCGTAACCACCAGAGGCACCAGTACCACCACTCAATCCTAATGCTTTTACATCAATATAATATTTTGGATTTCCTTCTACATCAGATTGTATATCAGCAAATTCTTGTCGTGTAATGTAATATGATTTTGCCGCTGTAGGACCAGAAACACCATCATGCCTTCTCCACATGTCAGCAAAACAAACACTGTTAATTTCGGTGTATGAAGAATCTCTTCCAACATCTGGTCTTTGCCAAATTGTAAAATCTCCGTTTAATAAAAGATTTTCTGTTTGGTTATCACTAGTTGAACTTACGGATGCACCCAACAGTCCACTATTTAAAGATTTTCTTGGATTATTTAGGATTGTAAATTTTCCTGCACTATATTGCATTCCAAAAACTTTTCCAGAATAATTGACATTAGAATCTACAACCAAATTACTGGTGTCCAATAGTGCATTGTAATCATTCTTAAGATAATACACACCAACACCACTAGTCAACGCTAAATCTAAATCTCCACCAGTTGCAATTTCAAATATTGTATCTGAACCACTTGTAGTTTTGGATGCAATCACACCCACTGCAAAATCTTCTTCTCCACGAAGTTCTCCTGCATTTGTAGATTTACTTAAAAACCAACCTTGAACTATAGTTCTTCCATCCGGTGCGTTTTCGTTAAAATATTGTGTTAGTACTGGATTATATGATAAAACACTTCCAATAGACCATGAGGATGTTGTTGCTGTTGGAAGAACAACATAAACTCTATTCATTCCTGTTGCACCAGAAACACCTGCTCCAGCACTTAAATAATTTCCTCTATAAGGCATTACCAATCCACAGTCTGCACTGATTCCAAGCAAAACAGGCTTAGAAACATAACCAACTGTATTTGGTTCGGTTGAAGATATTCCACCAGTTATAGATTCAGATAGGAAATAGAAACAACCGGGATTTAGAGTTTCACCCCCATTTATTTGCGTGAAATCACCTGTAACTTTTCCTAAAAGTGTAATGTAGGAAGCAGTAATACCAAGGTTTGATATAATTCCAATACTTTCCGCAGTTTGTTGTGTATTTGCTATTGCTGCTGTATAACCCGAATCTACTATTCTTACAGGCATACCAAAACTAAATCCGGGTGTACCTGAAGTGATTCCAAATACTTTATATCCAACATTTGGTAAATCAACTAAACCTGTAAATTTAATTTCTCCTCCAAATGTTAATCCTGCTATAACATTTCCAGAGGTTCCTCCAATATTTAATGTAAGAATTCCATCTGTTCCTGTTGATGCTAATACACCATCACCGCTTGTTGCTCCGTAAACCTTTAAAAGATTTAATTTTGCAATAATTTCTGTGTTTTCTTTTACATACCAATCATAAAATGTGGTATTTGATTGGAGTGTGTCGATGATATATGTGTTATTTGTTACAGGCATTTATATATTCCTATTATCCTATTATTAAATTATTTAGATAACTGCAAACACCTAAAGTTGATACTTTACAAATTGGGTATGAAACTTGTGTTGCTACTTGCAAAACACTAGTTATTGAAATCTTGTAACGGTGCGCTCCACACGAATTTGCATTTCTAAAACCAGCAGAATTGTCTGTAAAAGCGAATCCTTCATCTGCTTCACTAGAGCTGCAATTTATAAATTCACTAGTAATATTTAATCCTACGGTGTTATTGTTTGAAACTGTTGATGTAAGAGCAAAATTATTGTAAATCCAAAATTTAATTCCACCAAAAAAATTAACTCCACCAACTAAGTACCAACCGGGGTTTACAGTTAAAGTTGAATTTGTAAATGTAACTTGATTTGGATTTAGTGGCACAGCACCATCCCACATTGGAAATTTTAAATCTCCATCAGATTCACCTGTTAATGGCCAATTTTTAAATAAATCTTGTGTTAAAGTTTGTTGTATATAAAATTGTTCTTGTGTTTCATTTAACTCTGCTGCCTGAAGAGCATAACCGGGTGTAAATGCAATCAAAGGATAATTTTTAGGAATCTCATTTAATCCTATATTTGTGGTAAATGATGTTAACCTACTGAAATAGGGTCGTCCAGATAATGGGAGTATTGAAAATGGTTCTGTCATTTTTATCCTTAAATTGATGATATACTAGTAATATTTATTATTTTAGTATTCGAAAGATTTCCTAAAGTTATATCATTTATCTTTTTCGAACTTGCAATTTTACCACTATATTGAACCAAAGGTGGTAGTTCATAAGTATCAACTGAAATTTTTTCTTCATTAATTACCAAAACATCAAGTTCTACTAAATTTTTTTCATTAACCGCAGTGATTTCGTATTTTGTTGTATTTTCTATTGCTGCAATTTTTACATTATCTGTTTTAATTTCTTCTACTAAACTTGATTCTAAAACAATTTCTGAACCAACATCTATGGTTTCTGTTGGAACAGTTAATACATTAACTTTTATATTGTTAGTTAAGGTTGTTGATTTAAATCTACTTAAAGTTTGACCGGCTACAACCTCTTTTACATCAGTTTGACTACCAGTTTGTGGATTAATTGTTTTTGTTGATTCTCTTTCTAAAGGATTTACAACTATTCCATAAAAATTAATTTTTTCTGGCAATGTAATTTCTGATGCTTTTATTTCTTCTAAGTTTATTCTTGCATTTGTTAAAATATTACTTGCACCCAATGTTGTAACTGGATCTGCACCCAACAAATCAACAAAGTCAATATTTACTGTTATAGAGGACAATAAAAGTTCTTCAGAAATTGAACCCTCTTCTAACAAACCACTAGGTATTGACAATCTATAATCTTTATAATCAGAACCCCCGTTTACAACTTCAATTCCATTTATTACTATTTTTTTAGCAGAATTTTTATAAGTTTTTAAACGAATTACGCCATCAACACCAGTAGAACTTGTTATAGGCAATATTGGATTTTCTTGAGTTACAAATAATTGTGATGTAGCATAATTACTTAAATCTATAAAACAAGAAACAATAGAACCGTCTTTTGGTCCATTTACTTGTGCTTGATAAAGCCAATAATAGGGAGATGCAGTTGATATTGTATTATTGTCTATCAATTCTTTAATTTTTTCTAAAGTTGTTTTTATTGAAATTGTTTCAGTAGGTGTATTTGTACCAAAATAGTCTGAAACAAAATTTGATTCGTTGTCTGAAAATAAATTATAACATTCTGAACATGTTAAATTCGTTAAAGTGCTATAAAGATCACCTTTTGTATATGTTATGCTTGTTTCTTCGCCTGTGGGTATAATAGTATTTTCTTTAAAGTAAACGCCACAATTTCCAGTATTTCCAGGCGAACCATCGCAAAAATTTGATATTTCTGAATATTTAGTGGCAAATTCATTTTCCGCGTAATCGTTTAATGAAACTACAGGCAACCAATTAGTATTAACAAAACGAAGCAAAGATGGTGTTATTTTATATAAAGCCAACCAAGAATAACCATCAGAATAAGTTTGTGAACCAAATTCATGAGATGGTATTTGTGTAGAAACATTACTATAAATTAAATCTTTTCTATTTAATGTATTATTAGTGATACAAAGATAAACTATACCATTTGATTTATTATATGCATAAAATTTACCAGTATTAATTTCTTGACTCGACCAAGGTACATAGATATTGCTTCTAGACCAAGTATAGTTAGTAACAACAGCAACTACATCATTTCTACTAACTCTATAGGCAATTTCTGAATCGGTCCATAAAGTTCCATCTGATTGAATTGTATCATCGCTTTGTATTGCTTTTGTTGTATTACCAATTAAAACATATGTTTGGTCTTTCGATCCAACTCTATCTAATCTGTTTTGAACTAATTTTGCCTTTTGTGCTGACATTGTTTATCTCTTTAACATGGGGATGGTGAACAAGTTACTCCGTCATTTGGACTAGTAAAACCGGCAGAATAACACATTGTAAAGAAGTCAAAAATATTTATATCATTAAAACGAGAAGCGGTGATATTACCGTCCCAATTTGGAAAATAATGTGATGGTCCAGTAAAACCAAGAGTAAAACCAGAACTAAATCCGTTGCAACAAGTTAAACCATATAAATTAATACCATAAGTTACGCCTATTATGGTATTGTAGGTAGTTCCCATTCTATATGCACTATAGTTTTTGAGAACTGGATATTCACATAAAAGATTTGTATCCTCTCCTTCTCCCGGACCCTCATAGTCTGATATTTCTTTTTCAAATACAACCCGTAAACCGGCGGGATGGAGAACTTCTTTATAAACTTCAGTATATTCTTGTACAGGAAGACCAACTTTTAACAAGTAGGAATAGTCTTGAATCCAATCGCTATCCTGCAATCTTCCAAAATTTAAGTAACTTCCGCCTAATGTTTGTATTTGTGAATATGTTCCAGTAAGACCCGAAAATTCAAAACTCTCATGTTCAAATTTTCCCCCGTTTAGTCTTAAAATATTTTCTTTTGGATAATATATTTTTACATCTTCTTCATTAACCGAAAATAGTGTTTTAAAAAAGTATATAACCGCTTCTAAATTTGTTTTTCTGAGATATACATTTCTTCTTATACCATTAATGAATGATTCAATAGCCAAATCCGTGATAGGACCACCATTTTCTGCTAAAAACCTTTCATCAATACCAGATGCATATGTAAATAAAAAGTTTTTATAATATTGTTTTTTGGTGGTTTCTATGTCTATTAGATTTAATAATCTTTGAGATAAATTATATTCACCTCCACCCGGCAAATCACAATACAACCAGTCATAATATTTTTGAAGAAAATCAAATATAGAAACAGGATTTGCCTCTCCGTTGTCTATTCTTTCCTGTTTTTCGTAAACTACCCAAAGAGGAATGTATTTTGTTATATCAAAATTTGTTCCGCAATATGAAGAATTTAGAGAAGTATTAGTTAATCTGTTTAAATTAATACCAGATGCTTCCGAAACATCTAAATCTATTCTTTCTTCATCTATTGTTGGAGAAAGTTCAATTAAAGTATGATTTATGTTTTTCGCTGTCGGAAAGACTAAAATCATATAATAGAAACTCCCTCTTGCAAACAAGTTATAACATTATTCAATGATGAATTAAAATATCTATTTTTAAATGGTATTGTCAAAACATAAGAATTAGCGGCAATGTCATTTATGATAATAGTTCCTTTTGATAAATTTACACTACCAAAATCGCCAGGTATTTCTACACCAAATGTATTAAAAGCTTTTATAGGAACAAAAATAGTCCTAGATGTTGCTTGGTTTGTTTTAATTCTTAGAGTTACTGTTTGACCAGTTTTTAATGTAAACGGAGTGGTAATTGCATAATCGTCTATTAAATTGTTTTTAATTTCATTCCCAAAATTATATGTTATTTGACCATTTGATAGAGTTATAGTTTGTTTAAAATATAAAGAAATGCTATCTTCATTAATACTTACACCCCCAACATCTTTTTCTACAGAAGATTTTATATCAGATCCATTTATTTTAAAATTAAATACTTCTCTTTTTAAGAAATTATCATCAACATATTTTTTTACTTGTTCCAATTTTCCCTGTTTTTCTTTTGCATCTCCGAATACACTAGTATATGCCATAGAATAAGTTAAATATAAATTAAATGATTTTGGTGTTACATATTCTGGTAAAATGGTAATAACGCATCTATTTTTTAAGAAATCTAATATCTCTTGTATTCTTGTAGGTTCTTGACCGGCAAGAGATACGAAAACTCTTCCATATCTTGGTGGATAAATTTCTTCTCCTCCGAATACAGCAAATTCATCAATGCTATTAACTAATTGAGCTTCTAATAAAAGAGAAATTATATCATTTTTTGTAACTGCTCGACCCTGAGCAGAGAATAGTTTTGGTGCTAAAAATTTTATTGTATCCAAAGAAGGTTCGTCCAACCCACCTGAAGATTTTTCTCTTAAAATTATTGATAAATTATCAAATTCAAAATTTGGTGTACCACTAAGATTAAAAACAATTATATTATTTGCAACATCTCCACTTGAAACTAAATATCTAATTTTTATAAAATCGCCAGGTTCTAAAGAAGTTCCCAACAAATTGGTTATACCAAATTGTATGGCAAAACCATCTATTAATCTTTCAACAAAGAATATTTTTTGGTCAACATTATATGGAGAACCTATGTTTGAAGTTGCTTTCCATTGATAAAATTGACTTTCACCTTGTTTTTTTACTTCTACCGTTAGAGTCGATAAATCTACATCTTGATTTAAAATGTAATACTTTTGTTTATTTAAATCTAAATTTCCTATTGTTTCTACCAAAACACCTTGATTGTTATTGTCTAAGTAAAATAACTCTTTACCTTCTGCAACAATAATTTCAACTTGTCCATCTGCATCTATTTCTAAAGAATCTTCTAATGTATAAAATGTATATTCTAAACCATCATTTGTAGTCCCTACAAATTTTTCGTGCTTTCCAACTCTTTCTCCCGGCTCAGTTAAACCAGTTAAAAGTAATTTTGCTCTTGAAGATGTTGGTCCCTGTACAGTATATCCAAGAGGTTTCACTAATGAAATTACAGATTCCAATCTCTGTGCAGAATCCAAAAACATTTCATTTGCAACCATGTTCATATAATATGCATAGTAGAAAGTATTATATGCTAAAAGATTAATAAGCGTTTGAGTTACAGATCCCTCAAATGCATAATCTTTTAAAACAGGTTGTTCTCTTAAGTAAGTAGTTAGATTGGACTTTATCGTGTCAAAATCTAATGATCCTAACTGCGGAGGTGTGTTTGGATAATTTGCCATTTAATTTTCCTTATACTGGAGTGTATGGATAATAAGTTAATGAATAAATTTTAGCATCTGTCGGAAGAGATCCACTTAAAAGTGTTCCTCCAAACTTAGTAAAAGGACGACCATTTATTGATACTGGTGTAGTAATAGAATCTGATTCAAATATAGTATTAAAAGAAGCTTCCGATGGATCACTATTGTAATATCTTATAAACCAATAGCCATATGCTAAACCATTAGTTTCTAAACTATTAAAATAAGAAGTTAAATCTGCTCCAAAATATTCCGAATTACTTATGTACAATGCTGGAATTGTACTAGGCCAGTTACTCATACATGTTGATGTACAATCTCCAGAGCAAGCTGAAAGGAAAAATATTCCATCTTCGCCTGGATTGCAAGTTGCACCATCTGTGTTGTAATATTCAGAAAATATACCAGTGTTCAAACCATAAGAAAGTGTTCCCTGTAAACCCTGTAATCCTGAACCGGATGATCCCTGAATACCTTGAACACCCTGTAGACCTTGAGCACCTAGAGAACCTTGAACACCCTGTAGACCCTGTAGACCTTGAGCACCTAGAGAACCTTGAACACCCTGTAGACCCTGTAGACCCTGTAGACCTTGAGCACCTAGAGAACCTTGAACACCCTGTAGACCCTGTAGACCTTGAGCACCTAGAGAACCTTGAACACCCTGTAGACCCTGTAGACCCTGTAGACCTTGAGCACCTAGAGAACCCTGAACACCCTGTAGACCTTGGGAACCTATAGTTCCCTGTAATCCTTGAGCACCTAGACTGCCTTGAATTCCTTGAATTCCAAATGATCCTTGAATACCAAAAGAGCCTTGTATTCCTTGCAATCCCTGACTTCCCTGTGTTCCTTGTGCTCCTGCCGTTATTCCTACCCCAACCCAAGCGGTAGCTGTTCCATCATATCTCCATGTATAATTTCCTATTGTGTGTGTGTCGCCGTCAAAAGCTGGATAAGGAAAACCTGCCATTATCTTGTCCTTTCTACACTTATCGTAACAGTATCTATTCTCTCAAAACTTAATATTTCATATACAATTTCTATATTTATTGTTCGAGCAGTATCTTCATCTAATTCAATTATTACATCTGTAACATTTACTCTAGGTTCATATAAATTTACTATATTTGCTATATGAACTTTATACTGTCCGGTTATACTTTCTACGACATTTTCAAATAATATGTCATAAATATAACCCGTAAAATTCAAATCAAAAGGTCTTTCACCAAATCTTGTTAAAACAATATTTTTTACAGATTCTTTTATTGAAACGGCATCTTTTTTCAAATTAATATCATTAGTAAAGAAATTTTTACTAAGAAACATTGGAAGATCTGACTC